GTAGATAGGAAAATATCCTGCCCAACCTTCAACTGCTATTGCAATTCCAGCTATGTGTCCATTACCGGTAACATTACCAGATCCTAACTCTATAAGTTTTGGATCATTTGTTTCTAGGTCAACTGCTATTTCTTTGTAGCCTTTAAGATCTTTTAGTTCTTCGGGCATAACCCATTCGGTTTCTGGTGTGAACAAAGGAATTTGTGTGCTTCTCACGAGTAATCCCTCTCCAATATCATTTCTAAATAGTGTATTGCTTTTCTCACGTCTTCTTCTTTTCCCTTCACTGAATGTCTACAAATATATTTTATAGCGTTCCCTTCTGCAAAAAGCAACTTGTTTTCGTTTATAAACTCTGCAGGTTGAATCTTCATATTTCGATAGTGTTTCCCACCGACCTGTTCTTCTAAAGAATTATAAGTTGTTCCTTTAAACATATCTTTGTGTGTCATAATATATAAGCACGATCAAAGTTCTTCGGATCCAAGACATGTAATTCACGCTTCGCTCTCGTCGCTCCAGTATAAAATAATCTATGTAATTCATCTGGGTCGTGACTAAATGTTTCAAGAGCTGCATTGGTTAAGTCTTGCATCAGTAATACTTTATCGGCTTCTCCTCCTTTCGCTCCGTGTATGGTTGACATTATTATACGAGGATTTTTGTTTAGTGTTTCTCCATTCGCCCTCATGTTACGAATGTAGTTTTCAGTTATGGTATCCAATCCTTCAAAAGATTCGAACCATACTTTATCGGTTATTAATCCGTGTTTAGATTTACAATCTTCTAATGTATATTTTTCTTCAGAGTGTAATGTTTTACCTTTTCTAAATCCTTCTAATACATTAGCTCCTAAATATTCGTAGATATTTTTTATTTCTAAATGATTTAACATCTCTCCTTTTCTCCAAGATTCCCAATTGTTTAATGCTAATAATAATTTTAATGATATGGAGTTTCTACCTTTGTATTGATAATACCAACCTTGAAGTTCACATAAATCTTTTGCATCATCTAAAAAATAATTAGCTGATGATAATACTAACCAATTACCTTTTGACATATCTACTTGTGTGATGTCAGAATATCTACGAAGAATTCCTTCATCATCTCTCGGTTTATATTGTTTATCAAATCTGTTTTGTACTTTACTTATTATGTGTTGTGATAGTTCGTGTATAGGTCCACCAGGTATACGATAGGATTGTTCTAAAGTTTTTATGTCGTCCACTTCTTCTTTGAGTGCAATAAAGTGATCTACATCTGCACCTGCCCATTTAAATATTGCTTGGTCATCGTCACCTGCGATATAAGTTTTTTTAGCGTTTGACCAAAGCTTTCTAACCATGTCCCATTGTATAAGGGACAAGTCTTGTGCCTCATCTATAAATAAAACTTCAAATGAGTTATTGATATCTTTGTCAATAAAATCTTCTAACAAATCATTAAAATCTTTTAGTCCTTTTTCTTTTTTAAACCTCTTTAATTCTTCAGATAAAAGATATAAAGTATTGCGTTCAATATCTAATATGTTTTGACGAGAATCATAGTATTCTAATAGATCCATTCTTTTAACTGCAGCTGTATTTATTATTGTAAGA